ACATAGAGAAAAAGTGGATTACATTCCAATAACACCTACAAAATAATCACGTTCATCAGTCGTATGGTAATTCAACCTAGGTATGTTGGTAACGATGAAATGTTTTAATAAAACGGAGAGATTGAAATGACTTTTGAAGAATTCATGGGTAAACTTGGGCAGTATATTCTCCCAATTTTAGGGATTTTGTTTATCCTAAAATATATCTTCGGCTTCGAATTTGGCCTTAGCTTCTAATCTCTATATAGTATCTAGGTAATTAGAGAAACATGTTTAGATGTATTTTTATTTCTCATAAATCATTATGGATAAGCAACTAAGTCAATATAAAAAATATTTAAAATATTCTACGAATGTAGAATTATTTCTTACGCAAATTCTCCATTTAGAATGTCAATCATTCCATAGAGAATGGTTGAGGTTATTCGAAAATAATAACTTTATATCTTTATTAGCCCCTCGTGGTCACGGAAAAACAACTATTGTAGCCGGTTATATCTTATGGAAGATAGTTACTAATCCGGATATTCGTATTTTAATAGTGACAATCAACCAAGATAAAGCTAATGAAATGATGACATTTGTTCAATCAAATCTAGCTAATAATGATGATTTGATAGAATTATACGGTCAACAAAAAGGTTATTCGGAATGGTCACGCGATACATTGAGGGTATATAAAGCTAGTCCTACGCACAAAGAACCTACTCTTAAAGTGCTAGGAGTAACTTCTTCAATGATTGGTGGCCATTACGATTTAATAATCTTAGATGATGTTACTGATCAAAAGAACTCTCGTACAGAAATGAGACGAAGAGATTTAGTAGATTGGTTCAACAAAACTTTGATGCCCATGCTTGAACCAGAAGGTAAAATTATCTCAATTGGAACTAAATGGCATCAAGCTGATATTCATTCTTACTTTCAAAAGTTATCTAATTATAGTTGTAAAACTTATAAGGCTATTATAGAAGAACCATCCGAACAGAACAAAGAAGGAAAAGTTCTATGGCCAAGTAGATGGTCATTTGAAAAACTTAATGAGATTCGAAAGACCTATGGTAATACAACATTTATGATGCAATATCAGAATGAATATATTTCTGATGAAATGTCTCCAATTAAATATGATTGGGTACAAAATGCAATAGATAGATATACATCACCTCAATTACCTTTTAAAACATATATAGGTATAGATTTAGCATCGAGTGGTGAGGAGAATGATTATTTCGCATTAACAGTTGTTGCAGTTAAAGATAACTTTATATATGTTATAGATGGTTATAGAGACCATATAACATTAAGTAAACAAATAGATATTATACTTAATTATTACAAAAAATGGAATCCAATAAAAATAGGAATAGAACAAGCGGCACAACAAAAAATGATTATAGAAGATATAGTAGAAAAGCAACCAACATTACCAATCATTCCAATAAAATCTTCAGCTGCCAGTGGTAAAATGGAACGAGTGCAGAGATTATCGGTTTTCTTTGAAACTGGTCGTATTGTTCTAAATCCATCATTAGTTCAATGGATTGATGAACTTATATCATTCCCAAAAGGAGCTAATGACGATACTGTTGATTCCGTAGCATTTGCAATTCAATCTTCATTAGAAGAAGATGAAAAACATATAAATTGGTCTGTCGTTCCATCTCTCGTATATACTAAGAAAGAGAAAGAACGTAAGTATGATATAACAAAAGTTTAGATGTGAATAATCTATCAAAAGGTGATAATTATAGAGGAAGTATTCGTGGGAGCTAAAGATATCTCCAGATATATAACCGCATGTTTTTTTGCTTTAGATAAAGAAAAAAAAATTAAGATTATAGCTCGTGGTGGATATATAAAAAAGGCAATTGATATTTTAGCAATTCTTATTAGAGATCACATTAAGAATGCTGAATATTCTATTATAGTCAAAAGCGAGCCATTTGAAAATAGAAATGTTTCTGCAATAGAAATTGTATTAACAGAGGATAGAAAGAAAGATGCCTCTACGTGATTATATTTTTGGTAAAAAACCAAACAAATATCTAGATAATCAAGGTAGACCTAAAACTATTATAACTACAGGTGCTTCAAAAGGTATTAGTGGTTTGGGTCAATCACAAAGAAATGAAGCGATGCTCAAAAAGTACTGGAATTATTATGAAAGTGAAGGTACTATTTTTGCATCTATAAATACTACTGCATGGAATTCTGTAATGGTTGGATATTATTTAATATCGGAACACGAAGACGCTAAGGAATATATACAACAAAAATTAGAATTGATGGATTTGGATTCAGTTTTATTGGATAACGTCATATATGGACTTATATATGGGGATTCGTTTATTGAGAAAGTTAAAGATTCATCTGGTAAGTTAATTCAATTAAAATCAGTAGATCCAACTACAATGCAAATAAATACAGATGAATATGGTAATGTTATTAATTACCAGCAAAAGATAAGTGGTAAATTATATCCTCCAATAGAAGCTACAGATATTATACATTTGAGATTTTTTCCTAAACCAGATTCTCCATATGGTGTATCTATTATAGCTCCATCTAAAGATACAATAGATAGAAAGATTACAACCGATGAATCTATTGCTAATGCTGTAAAACGGCATGGCACCCCTAAGTACGTTGTTTCAATAGGTACAGAAGAAGAAATCCCACCAAAAGAAGTTTTTACTGATATAAAGAGTAAACTTGAAGATATAAGTTCATTAAACGAATTCATAGTTCCAGGTTTAGTAAAAATTAATACTATAGATGAATCTGGGATACAGAGTGTAAAAGAATATTATGATTATTTCCAAACTCAATTAATAGTTGGTTTATTGTGTCCAGAGGAAGCATTAGGTCAAGGTAAAGGTTCAACCGAAGCAACATCTAGAGTTAAGGAAATTATGTATGAAAGATTTATTAAAGCTATACAACATAAGTTAACTACATTAGTTAGATTAAATATAATTAATACAATATTAACAGAAATTAATTGGCCAGAGAATATAGTTTATATGCGGTTTAATAGTGTTACAGATGCTGATGAAGCTGTGAAAGCTAAATGGTTGGGTAATCTATTACGTGGATATCCAGATATAGAAAAACCATTCACTGTGGATGAAGTGAGAGCTATATTTGATTATCCTCCAATGAAGAAAGATATTCAACAACAACCTACTCAGCAACCTCAACAGCCACAACAACCTAAACCAATACAACCACAAGGACAAGATGTAGAAGAAGATGTTGAAACTATAAAAGAGGAATTAGATGTCATTAGAACGAGTAAACCATAAATTAATCGTTCCATTAAAATATGACACAAAGATTATACAAAAGTCTGGTGATGCTAGAATATATTCAAATTCAATTCTATTAACTCCAGGTTCTTGGAGTGATTGTATGACAAAGGCTCCAGTAGAATATACCGATACACAATTAAAAATGTCTGCTTCTAAATGGGAATCCAATTATTTAAATATAGATCATTCACAATCGACATTAGATAGGATTGGATATGTAAAGAATCAACATTGGAGTAATGGAAAGATTTTAGGTGATTTACATATTTATCCTATAACGCAGAATGCACGCGATGTTATTGCAATGATTGATGCAAACCTTGTAAATAGTTTATCTGTGGAATTATCTTCGGTAGATAGATGGGATTTTAATACTAATATGAGATTTGCAGAAGATATTACATTTTATGGTCTTGCTGTAGTTTTGAATCCAGCATGCAAACATACGAGAATTAAATAATGTTTTACGGAACAGAAACTTTAGCATTTTTTATTGCAATAGGTTCATGTTGTTGTGGAATTGGTATAATATCTGGTTCCTTGGCATCTGTGGTATTTCTATTATATTTGAAGAAGAGGAAGAATAAAAATGGCTGAACAGGAAATAATTTGTTCATTTCAAAAAAAATGCAAGAATTTCCAAAAATTATGTACTAAATGTAGATGGAATGCGGTAATAGATCTTAAAGATCACCTTCTAATAGAAGAGGGAGAAAGAACAATTCGATTCTTATGATTGAAGAACCCTTATGGGTGTTATCGTGTCCTCTTTGTGAAATCTTAAAAAATAAGGCCACTAATATAAAATTATATTGGCCTGAGAATCCAGAGGACATTTGTAAAACTGAATTCATTATTATTAGTTATCCTGATGAGAAATTCCCTCTAGTATTATTCCGTGACCATGTAGATTCGGTTCTAGAGGAGAATTGAGGTAATATATTATATAGATGTAGGAAAATATTTGGTGAATCGATTGTATTAAAATATGGAAATAAAATAGCAAAAGATCATTTCTACTGTTATATTAAAATTTGAGGTATTATGCCAACTACTTGTGGGCATCGAGATAGTAAAGGTTCATATTGTCGCTGGGGTGGACATGGTAAGAAGTATTATTATTCCCCTGGGGATGAAGCTTCTAAAGAAAGAGCTAGAAAACAAGCTGATAAACAAGGAGCTGCAGCTTACGCTCATGGTTATACAGGGAAATCTGCTGATGATTTATCTGAAGAACAATTGTTACAAATGGAATTAGAAGTAGATACTCTTTCTTCTGATGTTCAATCAATAATATTTAAAAAAGAGAGTTTTACTCGAGAGCAAGCTGTATCCTGGGCAAATAGCCATGGATTTAAATCAGGAGATGTCGAAGATAAAGAAAATACATATCGATTACGACAATTTCCTCCAGAAAAATGTCTACGAAGTGGTGGAATGAAAGAGCTTGCTCCAGGTGTCATGGCTTATATTTGCCCTATATCTAAAGAAAAATCTGAAGATGATAAAAAGAAAGTTCCAAATCCAGATGAACCTGGTCAAGAAGATAATGAAGAAGATGAATTAAATAAAAAATCAATTGATATTCCAAAAACATTTGAGGAAATAAAAGAAAACTGTTATATTATTCATAAAGGAAAGATTGCTAAAATCGTGAAGGTGCTGGAGAAGTGACATGGGGATTACCCTTAATCGATTATATTCAGAGGTTGGTAAAACTCAATATACTACTTTAATAGATTATAATTCTAATAATGATATTGAATACATAGGTACTGCCTTACCAAGTTCATTAGTAGATAATGGATCTTGGAGAATTATCAAATTAGTATATGATTCTAATTATAATATTTCTAGTGCTAAATATGCACAAGGAGTTTCGACATTCACTAATGTTTGGACAACAAGAAGTTCTTACTCCTATGCATAAATATGCCAAAAATTGTATATAATCCCCTGGAATCGTCTTTTGATTATTTAAATAAATCAACAGATTTCAAAGGAGATTTCAGACCAAGTTCTGGTGTATGGCATTATGTGTCATCACAAATATTTTCCGGTGGGGCATATTATACTAAACTTAATGCACCAACAACTGATAGGCAATTAGCAAATAAGAAATACGTAGATGATGCAGTAATTGCTGGTGGTGGTTATACAGATGAACAAGCTCAGGATGCTGTTGGTAGCATTATGGGGCGTGGTTTAACTTATGATGATGCAGGAAATCTAATCACTGTAACAGATTATATTGCAAGTGCTAATTCAATTTATAGATTCGCTGACTCATCAAATATACGTTTCAAATATGCTGGTAGTTCTAATATCAATAGGGAATTACTTAAT